AGTTTGAGCATCGGGCCGTTTTTGGTTTCAATGATTGACCCAATACGCTGATAACGGTTCTTTTGTTGACCTTCTTGGTTGGTGTATTTCCCAACAACTGCGGTCACTTCGTACATTGTTTTAGCCATTTTTTACTTTCAGTTGGTTAAGTTTCTCGATGCGGACTTCCATCTCTTCTAAGAACTTGTGGACTTCAGCCTCAAGCTCTTTAATTATTGTGTCATCACGCTCCACACGCTTGACAAACAACTGCAAGCCTTCAGGTGCGCGTGGGTCAAAGCTCACAAAATCGCACCACAGGCGGTTAGCGCAGGCCATTTGCCATTGCATTTGGGTGACGTACTTGGCAGGCACTTTGTCGTTGAGCAACGTATCAAAATGCGTGGCTGTGTTGGGGCACTTGATCTCCAGCATTCCATCAATGTCCACCAAGCCGTCAGGAGAGGCCGCAGACATTGGAATAAATGGATGGTCAATTAGCCCCACCTCGTTCACCAAAACGCCTTTGTAAGCCTCGTAAGCGGCTCTGGCGAGGGGTTCTGTTTCTGTGCCCCATTCCATAGCGGCGTTGGTGTATGACTCTTGGCGTTGACCTGTCATGCGTTCGCAGATCAGTTGAGCCATGTAGTTTTCACGGCTAGTGCTGTAGCCTGTTTTGGTCTTGGCGATGACGTCAGCTACACGGCTGGCTGTGACTTTGCCTAATCTGGCGGCAAACCATTCTGGTGATCGTTGTTCCATGATTTACTCTTTATTTTGTGCTTTAAAAATAGCGTAATCAGCAGATGTTTTTGATCCAGTTTCAATCGTAATTTTCATTGCTGGATTCCCGTCAATCCATATTGGCAATGTAATATTGTCTGGAAGTGGAACTTTTGCCTCGTTGTACGCTTTAGTTGTCCGAGCAACAATATCTGATGCGGCTTCGTAAAGTTTGTGCATTGGATGGTCTGTTGTAACTTTGCCTCTTAATTTAGATTTCATCACAGGCTCGCTTTCTTTGCGTCTTTAGCCGCAATCAGTTTCTTTTGCCAGTTAGCATCGTTACCTGCTGCTTTATAGGCTGGCAGATAAGCGGCTTTAAGTTCTTCCTCTGTGGTCGCCGCCTCAATCGCCGCTAGGTGGTCAGCCATTGCGCTTTGGTCAACAGTGGATTTGGGTTTGCTGGCTGCGTTGCCATCGTCATCTTCAGGAGCCATGCCAGTCGCCGCCAAAAGGCTGTAGCGCCGCGCATAGGTCAAAGCCGACCCATACCCTTGGGCGTCTTGTTTGGTGGCTGGAACGTGCAACATACCGCCTTCAATCACCTCGCCTGATTCGTGGACAAACACTGTCTCAACCATTACGCCATCGTTGCATTCGTAGGTGCGTTGCAATAAGGCGATGCCGTTGTCGTTGAGCGCATCAATGACAGCCTCAATGCAGGCTGACAGATCGGCATAACGTGAGCGGAAATGCGGGTTTGTGGCTGATTTGAGTGCAGGGCCAAATGCTTTTTGTGCGCGGACAAAAGCTGCGGCAACTTTGGGAGAAATGGGGGTCATTTGATTAGGCATTTGCTTTCCTTAATTCGTCTTGAAGAATCTTGATTTCAGCGTTTGCATTATCGAGATAAATGCAAAGCTCACGGATTGTGCCATGCAAAAAGCCGATGTGGTAGTTTAGTTTGTCAGGGTTGTTGTCCTGATACAGCTTGTCGGCGGCTTCTTGTGCGCGTTGGATGAGAAAGTCAGCGTTCATGATTAGTGTCCAAAAATTAACATTGCAACAATAAACCCAGCGGCAAATGCGTAAGTGATGTTGAGCCACTTTTCAGCAATGGTGGGATCGTGTTTTTCCTCCCACTCCCAACGCTCGTAGCGTTCAAGGTCGTAGAAGTTCTCGGGAAACGCTTCCTCAAGGGTGCGAGGAAAGGTGCGAGTGGTGTCGTTCACATGGGCGCGGGTGGTGCGTCTTTGAGCCGTTGCTTTTCGTACTCGCGCACTTGCTTGGGCGTCCACGGTTTGAGCGGTTGGGTTGGAAAAGGCCACATCAGTTCTCCTTAATTTGTATAAATTTGGCAATGGCAACCGCGCTTGACCATTAGAGACACAAAACCAAGCGCTTTGGTCATGGATGTGAATTCAATTCTTGACCAACCATCGTTTGTGTTTGTGGTGTTGAATTCAACTATGTAAGTTTGTTTCATCATGGTTCCTTAAAAGACCGCAAAATAGCGGCATGGGTTGGACTGTATAGCAAACTAAACCGCCATGTCAATACCCAAGTAAAAACTGGGGTTTTGCGTTGCTTTTTGTCAACATGGCTATACTACGGGAATGCTGACAAAAGAACAAGCCATCAAATTTGCTGGATCGCAATCCAAGCTGGCGCGGCTTCTTGGAGTGACCAGGGCTGCGGTTTGGCAATGGGAAACGATCCCGCAAGCGCGTATCTGGCAACTCCAGTTATTGCGACCAGATTGGTTTGACGTCATTGAGCCAAATTGATGTAAGATAAGTTGAAACACGGCTAGGCCTGAAGTCATGAGCAGGCCGAAAAGCGAACTCCCCGCCTGCCGAGGTTTCATTTCAGGGAGATTTGCGGAGTTGCTTAATGCACTATTACAAGAGAAATCTTGGCGATTACGCCAAAAAAGCTGGTCGCTTGACCATGCTTCAACACGGAGCGTATACGCTTTTGACAGATGCGTGTTATGACCGTGAAAAGTTCCCAACCTTAGATGAGGCAATAAATTGGACTTGGGCTTCTAACGAATCCGAAATTGATGCCGTCAAGTTTGTTTTGACACGGTTTTTTGTTCTTGATGAACAAGGCCGTTATGTGCAAAACAGGATTCTTGAGGAACTTCAAAATTACCATAAGAACGCTGACACCAACAAACGAATCGCTGATGAAAGAGAGGCGAAGCGTAGGGAACAACGCACGAAGCGTGAACAAGGGGTTAACGAAGCGCCACCTAACCAAGAACCATTAACCAATAACCAAGAACCAATTATTAAAGAAGGTAAACCTTCTTTGTCGGGAAGTGCCTTCCCGCCTTGCCCGTATGGAAAACTTTTAAACCTTTGGGGAAAGCACTTACCACACCTCACGCAGCCGAGGTCGTGGGAAGGGACAAGGCAGACCAACATGAAGCAGAGGTGGATTCAGGCTGGCAAACCGTCAGCTTATTCGCCTGAAGGCTATAAAACGGTTGATGATGGGATCAAGTGGTGGGATTCGTTCTTTGCCTACATTGCCAACGATACGACCTTGGCGAACGGATTTGAGGGTAAAGGGCGAACGTGGCGACCAGACCTTGAGTGGGTGGTTAACGCGACCAATTTTCAAAAAATCATTGACGGGAAATACAACAAATGAGTTTTGCCAAACCCAATGCCAAACCGAACGACCAAGACGAATACAACCGCTTGCTTTGCTCTGTGCCAGGATGCGGCAAGATTTGGACGGTCAAGATTGACAAGCCCATGTGCAGTTTCCATCAATGGAACCAAGAGCCAAAAAAGTCAAAGAACGTTGCTGATGTGCTGAAACCCAAAACAGCCTCGCAATGGTATGACGCAGACGAATTTTGAAAGGAAATCATGAATGAGTTGGCTTTATTCGCGGGTGCTGGTGGAGGAATACTTGGGGGAAAACTTCTTGGATGGCGAACAGTCTGCGCCGTTGAATGGGAACCCTATCCCGCAAGCGTACTGTGCGCCAGACAAAATGACGGTCTTCTCCCGACTTTCCCGATTTGGGATGACGTACAAACCTTTGACGGAAGACCGTGGCGAGGAATTGTGCAAGTTATATCGGGAGGCTTTCCTTGTCAGGACATCTCCGCAGCAGGAAAGGGTGACGGACTTGACGGAGAGCGATCAGGAATGTGGAAACACATGGCGCGGGTGGTTGGCGAAGTACGACCCCGATTCGTGTTCGTGGAAAACAGCCCAATGCTCACTACTCGGGGAGGAACCAGAGTCGTTGGCGACCTTACCGCGCTGGGGTATGACTGTCAATGGACTGTTATGGGAGCGTCCCACGTTGGAGCCAATCACCAACGAGAAAGGATGTGGATCGTTGGAAGGATGGCCTACGCCAAGAAGTTGCTCAGCGATGGCGGCAACGATAACGCCAGAATCAGCATGGAACGAAAAACGGAATCCAAATTTGGAAACAATAGTTGGGAAAAGACTTTGGCCCACGCCAACGTCACACATGGCGGAGGAAACAAACGCACCAAGCGAACACGCGAGGAACACGCCAACATTGACAGCGCAAGTGAACTGGCCCACACCTCGGACTGCTGGAATGCGTGGCGGGACAGGTTCATGGGAACTGCTGAAAAAGAACACCACCAAGGAGGAAGCCCGTCAAATGGGGGCTGGCAATGGTGGCAAACTGAACCCAACGTGGGTAGAGTGGCTGATGGGGTGGCCGCTCGGGTGGACAGACTTAAAGCCATTGGAAACGGACAAGTTCCACTGTGTGCCGCAACAGCATGGAGATTTTTAAGTGACCAAATCTGAAGCAAACCAAATCTTAGACAGGGTAAAAAATGGAATCCCAACAGCAAACATCCAAATCACAGAGGCGCTCATCACAACGGGAGATATTGGAACTCATGAGGCAAGCCGAAGCGCTGGAATGGCTAGACCGCTACCAAGAGCAGATTTATCAGCATGGGAGGAACCATGCGAGAGCCTGGTGGGATAAGACCATTGCCGACATAAAGCGCATTCGTGGCGAAAAAGCCGCCAATGCCCTGCGCGAAACCATGAACAGGCTTAAAAATGAGATACGCAGCAAGAGTTGACGCCAACCAAAAAGCCATTGTTGAGGCTTTGCGCAAACAGGGGGCTTATGTGTGGATCATTGGCCTGCCTGTTGACCTTTTGGTGGGGTACAGCGGGCATACATGGTTGATGGAGGTAAAAGATGGCTCTAAAAAGCGTTTAACGGGCCTACAAGAGGACTTTTTTAAAAATTGGGGCGGGGGTACGTTGTGCCGTGTTGACAGCCCTGAAGCCGCTTTAAGAATGATTGGAGTTTTGTGATGAATGAACCGAATAAAGCCGTTGACTACATCTTGAAAAACTCGGCAGAGTACGCCAAGGCCAAAAGCCAGCGGGTGTACCTTGAGGAATTTAGGAAAACAAAAAAAGCCTTGCTGATGAAATCGGCTTTGTCTGACGGGATTGAAGCCGCCAACGCGCAAGAGCGTGAGGCTTATGCCCATCCTGAATACCAAGAACTGCTGAAAGGCTTGGCAGAAGCGATAGAAAAAGAGGAAACGCTCAAATGGAACCTAGAGGCCGCTAGGATGCGGACAGACATTTGGCGAACAGAGCAGGCGAATAACCGATTTGTGGACAAGGTGGCGCAATGACACAAGATGAAATCATTGAGATGGCTGTAAAGGCTGGCATGGGGTTTAATCAATGTTTAGCCGAATTCAGGACTCCTTTGTGTGATGGTGTAGAAATTGAAGAACTTGAAGCCTTTACCAAACTGGTAGCAGCCAAAGAGCGTGAGGCGTGTGCAAAGTTGGCTGAGGTTTCTAATGATTTAGAAGATTGGGAAATAATTTGCGGTAAAGAAGGGCGTTATTTGCTTAACGCACTCGCAAAAGCCATCCGAGCAAGGGGGCAAGAATGAGCAACGCATTTGATTGGAAAAACTGGGTGTGTCCAGTAAACGGGCGAATCAAATGGGGGGTGCAAAACCTTGACAACCAGCGCGGTCAGTCAGTTGCCAAGCGGTTGGAAGAGGCCAGAATGGACAACAGGGGCTATGGCACGATTGCGGGGTTGTCGGCAAAAGAGGTCAGCCTGTTGCCAAAGGTTTTTCATGTGTACACAAAAGCGAGGCCAAGCAAATGAAAGTAGAAATAGCTGGCGCAACGCTGTACCTTGGGGATTGCATGGAAATCCTGCCAACGCTGGACAAGGTTGATGCGGTGATTACTGACCCGCCTTATGGGATCGGCATAGATCGAGCAATGGCGGCTTCTAGTGGTGGTCAAAGCGGTGGAATGTTGGCCAAAAAGGGCGATTACATTGCTTCTGGTTGGGATGATGCCCCCATGAGCTTAGAACTTGCCAATTTAATAATCCAAAAAGGTGATGACATTATTTTTTGGGGTGGAAATTATTACGGGTTACCAGCTAGTCAATGTTGGTTAGTTTGGGATAAAAAAGTAAACGGAAACTTTGCAGATTGTGAGTTAGCGTGGACAAACATGAGCAAACCCGTTCGCAAGTTTGAATGGATGTGGAATGGAATGCTTAGACAAGGCAAAGAAGAAAGAAATGGCCACCCAACTCAAAAACCTTTGGCTTTGATGGCGTGGTGCATTGAACAATGTTTAAGCCCTGCAAACACAATTCTTGACCCATTCATGGGGAGCGGCACAACAGGCGTGGCGGCGATTCAAATGGGGCGCAAATTCATAGGAATTGAGCGAGAACCAAAATACTTTGACATTGCTTGCAAGCGTATAGAACAGGCCAGTAAGCAGGTGGATATGTTTGTTGAACAACCAAAAGCCGAGCAGGTCAGCCTTTTATGATCCCCAAACATCAATACGTCAGAAGCAAGGCGCTTCTTAAAGCTGTGGCTGGCCTAGACTGCCAAAACTGCGAATCGCCCTACATGGTGCAAGCTGCTCACACAAACTGGGGACATGGCAAGGGTCGTGGGATCAAGGCTGATGACAACATGGTGGCGGCTTTGTGCCTGAAATGCCATTATGCGGTTGACCAAGGAAAAGATTTAAGCCGCGAGGAACGGCAAAAGCTGTGGGAGCGGGCGCACAGACGCACAGTGCAAACCCTTATTGCGCAGGGCGCATGGCCTGATGGTGTTCCAGTGCCAGAAATGGTATGATTTAAGCATGGAAAAAGAAGTTGCCGCCTTTGTGTCCGTCCTGTTGCATAGCTCAACGGTGACGCATTTCATGCACTGGGCAACCGATTCTTACGCCAAGCATCAAGCCTTGGGCGAGTATTACGATGCCATCATTGAGTTGGTGGACGAATACGCAGAGGCTTTTATGGGGAAATACGGTCAGCTAAAGACCTTCCCTGAAGATTTCCATCTGTCTGAAGAGCCTGTGGACTATTTGAATTCCATCAAGGATTTCATTGAGCAAAGCCGCGAGCATTTGCCCAAGGACACAGAACTGATGAATTTGGTGGACGAAATTGCCGATCAGGTCAATTCCACTTTGTACAAGTTGAGATTTCTAAGCTGAAAAGGCGAAGCCCCAAGGCGGGAGACAATCGCCAAGGGGCTTCTAACCACACAAAAAAGGGGTTTGTATGGCTGATGTAAATTGTAAGTCTTGTCGCTTTTACTCGCAAAACGGCAATGTTTTGGGGCTTTGCAGGCGTTTTCCTGAATACCAGCACAAGTCAGAAAACGAGTGGTGCGGGGAATTTGTCGCAAAGATGCTGGCGCTACCAGTGATTGACCCGCCTCAAACTGACAGAATCACGATGGTCTTGCCTGAAAACACGGCAACCGTAGAGGTCAAGCGCCGTGGACGTCCCAAAAAAGAGGTGCAGAATGCTTAAACCCTTGCATGACAAGATCATTGTTAAGCCAGAACAGCGTTTCCAGTCGGCTTTGTTGGATTTGAGTAAGGTTCAAGGGCCAGACACGGTGGGTTTTGTGGCTGCGGTGAGCGAAGAGGCGCAGAGACAGGGCTTAAACGTGGGTGACAAGGTGCATTTCGGCACTGTGGCGGCTGATGTAACCAACGAATACCTGAAATTTGAGCCGATTGAAATCAACGGCGAGCGCCATCTCAAGATGAGTTGGCAGGACGTTTGCTTTGTGGAGGAAGTATGATTGAAGAAACAATCATTGCATCTCAAGTTGGGCAAATAAACCTTTTAGATCGTTGCAATCCTGTGTATCGTGTTAGATATGGCAAGAAAACAAAGATTTTGAAAGAACATAAATTCTTGGGTGGAATCATTAAGTTTTACACTTTGATTCGTGAGGATGTTGTTTGGGATGATTACTTTGTTGATTACGACATTCTGACAGGTGAGGTAGTTGATAAACCCTCAATCAACAAGGTTCATTGATGTGAAAAAACACGACAAGCCAATTCCGCACAAGACCACGGGCAAGGACAAGACCTACAACCCGACAGACAAGGGCGCGGGGATGACTGCCAAGGGCAGGGCTGAATACAACAAAAAGAACAACGCCAACCTAAAGCCGCCAGCGCCAAACCCCAAGACGGACAAAGACAAGGCCAGAAAAGCTAGTTTTTGTGCCCGCATGGAGGGAGTGGTCAAGAACGCCAAAGGGCCAGCAGAGCGCGCCAAGGCAAGTCTCAAGAACTGGAACTGCTGATGCAGGTGCGCAACCTTTACAAAATGGTCTGGTTTCACAAAGCCGCCAAACAGCAGTTGGCATGGTTGAGAAAGAACAAAGGCGATGCTGGCCTGATTTGCGCTTTCCAAGAAATTGTGAAAGACTACGAATACAACATTGCTGACATTCAAAAGGAGTATGCCAATGCCGCTGTCTAAAGGAACCTCAGACAAAACCCGACAAAAGAACATCAAAAAAGAGATTGAAGCGGGCAAGCCGATCAAGCAGGCGGTAGCGATTGGTTATGCTGTTCAGCGCGAGGCAATTGGCAAAAAGGGCGGCAAAGCAGAGGCCGCAAAAGCCAAAAAGAAATAAAATCGGGCAAAACCGAGGACTTTCTATGCCAACCCTAGCCGACATTTACAGCGCAGCGGACAGCTTCAAGCGCCGCCTTACAGATGTGGTGAGTAACCCATTGACAAGCGCCCAGCAAATGCTTGGCTACGCCAATGATCGGGCAAGGGCATGGAACGAAAGAATGGCGCAAGCCACAAATGAATCCATGCAGACGGGTGAATTTATCACCCCGCAAGACAAGGTAATGGCTGCACAGTTAGCGGAGGCTTACAACCCTGCTGGGATTACTGTTTGGCATGGATCGCCTCATATTTTTGAGCGTTTTGACCTTGGGAAAATTGGAACTGGTGAAGGCGCTCAAGCATATAGCAAGGGGTTATACACCTCTGGCGAAATGGAAGTCGGTAAACAGTACACGCCAAGAGATTTGAATTATGAAAACAAGTTGATGAGTAAATACAACCAAGCTCAAAAGTCTGGCGATTACGCATCAATGCAGGTTTACGAAGATTTGTTGGCTCAAAAAACACCAGAGGAAGTTGCCGCAAATCTTGGCGAAATGGGTTACGCAGGAAAAGACCTTCAGGCGGCAATTCAGGCTCTTGAGCATGGCAAAAAACTGTATCAAAACCAAACCCAAGGCGCTTTATATAAGGTTGACCTTCCTGATACCCACGTTCGTAGGATGCTGGATTGGGATGCGCCGCTGAAAAATCAGCCTTATCCAGTGCGAAACCTAGCCAAAAAGTTAGGTATGGACATGAATGATTTGGGTGGGGATTTGATTGGGAAAGTCGGCAAAACAGATGAAGGCAGAAAAATCCTTCAAGAAGCGGGGATTCCTGGCGTCAAATATATTGATGAATCTACAAGACGAGCAGGACGAGAAGGCATTAAAAATTATGTTGTGTTTGATCCTAATCATCTGACCATTCTTGAACGAAACGCCAAACCCATCAAATGACTGAAATAGTTGAAAAACGCCCAGTAGGTAGACCCACATCGTACAAAGACGAATATGTGGATCAACTCATTGAGTTTTTTGATACATCGGTTTATAGCGTCAAGACAACCTATGACAAAGACGGCAACGAAAAGACTGAAAAGATTTTAAACCCATTCCCAACACTAGCAAGATTTGCCACAAAAATAGGTGTGACAAGAGAAACATTGCATGATTGGGCAACCCTAAAAACACCAGAAGGCGAACTAAGGTATCCTGAATTTGCTTACGCCTATAAAAGGGCAAAGGATTTTCAAGAGGCTTTGTTAGTAGAGGGCGCAATTGGCGGGATGTATCAAGCCAATTTCAGCATCTTTACGGCAAAAAACGTTTTAGGATGGAGAGACAAGACGGAACAAGAGATTACGGGGAAAGACGGCGCACCGTTGGTGACAGGCATCCAAGTGACTTTTGTTAAACCAGATGAAGCTGGCGCATAGTAATCCGAGCATTAACTGGACTCCTTCCACGCTCGGAAGCTCCCTGCGCCAGCCCCAACACGCATGGGGATTGGCAAATGGTAAGTAAATTGCGGATGGACGCATCCAAAGTACGCCGCTCGACAATCCCCAGCCGTGTTGGTGGAAACGGATTGGCCCCGTGGGAGTTTGTTCAATTGCGCCCGACCCTGCCCTATGGGAGCCACCAACAATGACCACTGAAGTTCAAGACGCCATAACCAAGGCTCAGTTTCCGCTAAAACTGCAATGCCTGTTTGAGCCGAAATCAATTCGGTATCGCATTCTGTATGGTGGGCGAGGCGGGGCAAAGTCATGGGGTGTGGCAAGGGCGTTGCTAATCAAAGCCGCACAAAACCCGCTGCGTATCCTATGCGCCCGTGAATTCCAATCGTCCATGAAAGATTCCGTCCACAAGTTGCTGTGCGACCAGATCATTGACCTTGGGCTGACCAGCTTCTACGAAATCACACAAAACCAGATTCGGGGCTTGAACGGCTCGGAATTCAACTTCATTGGCCTCAAGAACAATGTCGCCAACGTCAAAAGCTCGGAAGGCGTGGATATTTGTTGGGTTGAGGAAGCGCAGACGGTCAGCCGTTTGTCTTGGGATGTGCTGGTTCCAACCATCCGCAAGGAAGGCTCAGAGATTTGGGTCACTTTCAACCCGCACCTAGCCACAGACGAGACTTACAAGCGGTTTGTGCTGAACCCGCCGCACAATGCCGTGGTGCAGAAAATCAACTGGTCGGACAACCCGTGGTTTCCTGACACCCTGCGGGATGAGAAAGACACCCTCAAAGCCCGCGATATTGAGTCATACAACACCGTTTGGGAAGGCATTTGCCGTCAGACGGTTGATGGGGCGATCTTTGCCCGCGAAATGCAGATGGCTGAACTTGAGGGGCGCATCATGAACGTGCCCTACGACCCTGTTAAGCCCGTCCATGCGGTGTTTGACTTGGGTTGGTCTGACATGACCGCCATCTGGTTTGTGCAGTTTATTGGGATGGAAACCCGCCTGATCCGTTACTACGAGGTCAACCAAACCACCATGAGCGAAATCTTGGCAAAGATGCAGACGTTCGGGTATATCTACGACACGCTGTGGCTGCCCCATGACGCCGAGCATAAAACGCTGGCATCTAATGGACGAAGCATTGAGGAAATTGTCAGGGCGGCAGGCTACAAGACCAGAATTCTTGACCGTGTGCCCGTGACCGACTCAATCAACGCTGCCCGAACAATTTTCAGGGCGTGCTATTTCGATAGAAATAATTGTGAGCAAGGGCTACAATGCCTCAGACATTACCGCTATGAGGTTGACCCTGAAACCAACCAATTCAGCAAGAATCCGCTGCATGACCATTATTCACATGGCGCAGACGCTTTCCGCTACATTGGGTTAATGGTGAACGAGCCTCGCGGCAGGCAACGTCAAAAACCACAGCCGCAGTATTACGGCGGTTCAAACGCATGGATGGGTTAAATGGCAGAAACTAACCAAACCGATTACGACCCTCGGATTGACGAGGCCATCAAGTTTTTGGAGTGGGC